AACAACTCTGACTCGAGAGAAGGATTGTTGAAAACCTTGAATGACATCTCAACTTATTCTTCAGATGCTGCGGGAATTGGACTATCAATGTCTAACATTCGTAGTAAAGAAAGTAGAATTAAATCATCAGGAGGATTTGCGGGTGGATTGTTGAAGTACTTAAAAATAGTTAACGAGTCATTAAGATTTTTTAACCAACAAGGAAGAAGACCTGGTAGTGCAGCTATCTATTTAGAACCATGGCACAGAGATATCATGGACTTGTTAGAAATTAAAAAGAACACAGGTGCTGAGGAATTAAGAGCGAGAGATTTATTCACCGCGTTATGGATTCCCGATAATTTCATGAGAGCGGTTAAGAACAATGAAGATTGGTACTTATTCTGTCCTAATGAAATTATTAAATCGGGTATCAAACCATTACAAGAATGTTATGGTGATGAATACGAAGAAAACTATCAAAAGGCTGTTAATTTAGGTATCGGTAGAAAAGTTAAGGCCCAAGACATTTGGTCTAAAATTATCGAGTCTCAAGTTGAGACAGGAGTTCCTTACTTATGTGCTAAAGATAGTGCGAATAAGAAAACTAACCACCAAAACATAGGTGTGATTAAACAATCAAATTTATGTAACGAGATTTACCAATATACTGATGAAGAGACAACTGCAATCTGTACGTTATCTTCTATTGTATTGAAGAACTTTATTGTTGATGGTAAATTTGACTATAAGTTATTGATTGAAGAAGTTAGAAGAGCGGTGAAAGCATTGAACAACGTAATTGACAAGAACAACTACTCAACTGAAAAAGGTTTAAAAGGAGGTCTTGAACAAAGAGCTATCGCGATTGGAACTCAAGGATTAGCTGACGTATTCTATCTAATGGATTATATCTTCACATCAGAAGAAGCTAAGACTTTAAATAAAAATATATTCGAAGCTATCTACTTTGCAGCGATTACCGAAAGTAATGATTTATGTAAGAAAGGTATTAGAGAACCGTATAAATTCTTCAAAGGGTCACCAATGTCAAAAGGTATTTTCCAATTTGATATGTGGGGATTAGATGAGTCTGATTTGTTTTTAGACTGGTCAACTTTAAAAGAAAATGTTAAAGAATACGGAGTGTGTAATTCTTTATTTACAGCTCAGATGACAGTTGCATCTTCAGCTAAAATTACAGGGTCATTTGAAATGACTGAACCAGCTCACTCTGCGTTATTTAACAGAAGAGTTGTTGGTGGTGAAATCATGATTGTTAACAAGTACTTAATTAACGACTTCGAGAAAATTGGGGTATGGTGTGAAGACTTGAAAAACGAAATCATCATGAATGAGGGTTCTATTCAAAACATTAACTTTAACCAATACCTTGACCCTGAGGACAAAAACTATAACAAGAAAGTTAAAAGAATTGAACATCTAATTCCAAAGTACAAAACTATTTGGGAGATTTCTCAAAGAGAATTAATTGACATGGCGGCTGATAGAGCACCATTCATTGACCAATCACAATCAATGAATATCTATATGGCAAATCCAACACTGTCAAAGATTACATCTTCTCACTTCCACTCATGGGAGAAAGGTTTGAAAACTTTGTGTTATTATGTTAGAACTAAAGCGATTTCAACAGGAGCTAAACATTTGGCTGTTGATGTATCAAAAATACAAAAACCTAAAACAAATGTTGAGGTTCCTAAAGTAGACTATAGTGATATGAATTTACCACCAAAACCTGAAGGAATCGAAATTGAATGTTTTGGTTGTTCATCTTAAAGTAATTAAATAATCCCGACCACCATCGGGATTATTTATTTTAATCTATTTATAAGGAAAAATCAGGACATTATATTTATAGTTATGGCTCAAGGTACAACATATGGTCTTAATTTCCCTTTTAGAGATTCTAGTAGGGGAGATTATTTGCAACTTACTCAGTTTGAATCACAAGAAATTAAAGCGGATTTAATTCATCTTTTGTTAACAAGAAAAGGTTCAAGATATTTTTTACCTACTTTTGGAACAAGATTATATGAATTTGTATTTGAACCGTTTGATGGACTTACATTCGACGCAATTGAATCTGACATAAGAGATGCTGTGGCAAACTTTATGCCAAATCTATTGTTAAACAATATAACAATCACCCCTGCAGACCCACAAGAGGAAGTTGATATTGCAACAGGTCAAAGCACGTTAGGAACAACTGAATCTCCAATATATAGATTTCCAGGAAAAGGAACTTCGGATTACACGGCAAAAGTTAAAATAGACTACTCAACAGATAAAAACACTTATTCGCAGAGTGATTTTGTTATTATCAATATTTAATATAAATGGCAAATCGTAAAATATCATATACAACCAGAGACTATCAAGGAATAAGAACTGAGTTATTAAATTATGTAAGAACATATTATCCTGAATTAATTCAGGATTTTAATGACGCTTCTGTATTTTCAGTATTCTTAGATTTGAATGCTGCGGTCGCAGATAACCTACATTATCATATTGATAGAAGTATTCAAGAAACAGTTCTTCAATACGCACAACAAAGGTCTTCAATTTATAACATTGCAAGAACCTATGGTTTAAAATTGCCAGGTCAAAGACCTTCAGTATCTTTAGTTGATTTTTCAATTACAGTACCTGCGTTTGGAGACAAAGAAGATGAAAGATACTTAGGAACACTTACAAGAGGTTCTCAAGTGACAGGAGCGGGAATAGTTTTTGAAAATATATATGACATTGATTTTACATCACCATATAACGCCCAAGGATTCCCGAATAGATTAAAGATACCTAACTTTAACGCAAATAACGTTTTAATTAACTATACCATTACAAAAAGAGAACTTGTTGTTAATGGTATTACTAAAGTATTCAAAAGAGTTATTGGGCCAAATGATGTTAGACCATTTTTTGAATTATTCTTACCTGAAAAGAACGTATTAGGTATTACTAGTGTTTTATTAAAAAGTGGAACAGAGTATACAAACTTACCAACAGCTGCAGAATTCTTAGGAGCTTCTAATAAATGGTATCAAGTTGACGCATTAGCCGAAGATAGAGTGTTTATTGAAGACCCTACAAAAGTATCAGACCAGCCAGGTATTAAAGTTGGAAAATATATCCAAACTCAAAATAGATTTATTAGCGAGTACACTTCTGAAGGATTTAAAAAGATGACATTTGGTGGTGGAACTAACACCGCTCAAGATGCATTAAATCAATTTACAACATTAGGTACAACATTAGACTTACAAAGATATTCTAATAACTTTTCATTAGGTTCTGCATTAATCCCTAATTCAACATTATTTATTCAATATAGAGTCGGTGGTGGATTAGCAACAAACTTAGGTACAAATGTTATTACTCAAATAGGAACCGTTTCATTTTATGTTAATGGTCCTTCAGAGTCAACTAACTCTTCAGTAGTTAACTCAATAAGATGTACTAACGTGACTGCGGCTATCGGTGGAGCAGGTATTCCTTCGTTAGAAGAAATTAGAAACTACGTTTCATTTAACTTTGCCGCACAAAAAAGAGCGGTTACAGTACAAGATTATGAGGCGATTATTAGAAATATGCCATCAGAGTTTGGAGCTCCTGCCAAAGTTTCAATTACGGAAAACAATAACAAAATTTTAATTCAGTTATTATCTTACGATACATCAGGTAAATTAACAAGTATAGTATCTGATACATTAAGACAGAACGTTGCAACATATCTTTCTAATTATAGAATGATGAATGATTATATTTCAATATTAACTGCTGAGGTTATTGACCTTAGTGTTGATGTTCAAATTGTATTAGACTCTGCACAAAATTCAGGACAGATTATTTCTGATGTTGTTGATAAGATATCTACATATTTTAATCCACAAGTAAGACAACTTGGTCAAAACGTTTATCTATCTGAGATTAGAAGTATTGTTCAAAATCAAAATGGTGTTTTAACTGTTGCGGGTCTTAACGTTTATAATAATGTTGGGGGGCAATACTCTTCGGCTGAAACGTCAATGCAATATTCAAATCCCGAAACAAAAGAAATTGTACCTGTTGATGATACAATTTTTGCTCAACCATCACAAGTTTATCAAATTCGTTATCCAAATAAAGACATCAGAATTTCGGTTAAAAACTTCCAATCGGTTACCTTCTCTTAATAGGTTTATTCTCAAATCGTTTAGTTTATAATTTAAAAAGAGTGTGTTTATACTTTAAAAATAACACATAAACTATTTATAAATTAAAGGTATTACATGGCTGAATCATATCGTATTAAAACCGAACTTGGTGTTAATAAAAATATTAATGTTCAAATAGACCAAGAATTTGAGTTTTTAGAAATTTTATCGTTGAAAATACAACAGTCCAACATTTATACAAGAAGTTGTTCGGAATATGGTGTATTAGTAGGTAGGGTTACTGCAAACAATGGATTTGGTATACCTAATGCGAGAGTATCTGTTTTTGTCCCAATAAAAACTGTAGACGAATCTAACCCACTTATTTCAAGTATATATCCTTACAAATCACCAACAGATAAAAATGATGATGGTTATAGATATAATCTATTGCCTTACGAAAAATCTTATTCAAAGCA